GTTTCGCGTGCAAGTCTTTGCGTGGCAATGGTTTCGCGCTCGCGCTGCTCTGCGCTTATTTGGTTAAGTCGCGCTTGCTCCCGCAACTGCTTAATTTCTTTTCCCAATGCCATTGAACTCGCAACAGCACCCTCGCCTGCGGCCTGTTGGCGCTGGCGCAGGGCGATGGCTTCGCGCAATTCATCTTCTGCCGCAACTGCTTGCAATGCAAACTTGGCAGCGTCTGCTTCGTTGCCTCGCGCGAGGTTTGCAGTCTCTGCAGAACGCGCCTGACCGATCCTTGCAATAATTCCACCAAGGCCTTCATACTCAGCAGCAAGCGCCTTTAAGCCATCCGCATCTAGCAATTCTGGCAAAAAATTGCCTTCTGGAAACACTTGAAAAAACTCTCTAGCAGCTGCTGAGATTGTTGCTATACCGCCAGCGGCCTGCGCAAGGGCAGGGGCTATAGACAAAAGGGCTTGGGTAAGCTGAATGCTTATGACCTTAGACATCAGGTCCAGTTCATTCTGAGCCTCTTTTGATTTCGCAATAGTCTCGCGGTCAATCACCAGCCCAAGATCAGCAGCTTTTTTTGCCATCTCATCAATAGCTGCGGAATTGTTTTGAAACGCTGGCACAAGCGCGAGGCTGTCGCTGGCGATGGCTTCCATGTAGAAGGTCATGTCTGCCTGCGATACGTTTGCCCGCTCCAGAGCGTTGATATACGCACCCAGCTTTTGATCCGACGACAAATCGGCAAACGCCGATGCAGTCAAACCAACCTTGGGCGCAATGTTTTCAAAGAAATCGGCAAGCGGGCCAGCGCCAGTTTGCGCGTAATCCCCGAACTTGTCGTTCACATCCTTTAGAATGTCAGAAAGTTTTTCTTGACCGATCCCAAACTGCTGCGACGTCAAAGCCAAAACTTGAAACTGGTCTGACGCAACGCCCGCAATTCTTGAAAGGTTGTCAATTTCAGAAGCCGCAGCCAAAGCGCCGCGAAACGCTTGAACAGAAAGTGCCGCAGCGATTGCAGGCCCAAGCCGCTTGGCGGATGTTGCCAGCGCAGCAAAAGCCTTGCTGGTAGACGACAAACTCTTGTTGCTTTCCTTTGAAAAACGATTGACCCGCTGTTCCGAACGCTGCATAGCCCGCGAAAACTCACGGTCGCGCGCGCTCAAGATGACGTTTAGTTGTTCCGCGCTAATGGCCATCTATCTGCCTCACCAAATCGCGGTATTGATCCGCTGACATTGCATCTTGACCGGGCTTTTTCGGGCTGTGTGCATCATTCCAGCCTTCAAACACCGTCCAAGCGTCTTTCGGGATCATATCACGGATTTCTTCAGGACGTAAGCCAATCACGATCCCGCTTTTAATCATCGAACGCACGTTCAGGCTTTTGGGGATTGGTCCGCTTTGGTCTTTTTTTTTGACGCCTCATCCATTGCGTCTGGCATAAAGGCCACACCGATGATCGCCTGCGCAAGTTGGAACAGGTGCATCAGATCGCCCGGACCACATGCAGCCAGAACCTTGTCCGCATCGTGATCCTTCATGCCTCCGCCAACCAGACCAAGCGCAACTAGATCGCGGACCTCGGTGCTGGATGGTTTCTCGCCACGGCCAAAGACGCCATCCCAGAACTCAAAGATGCCCCGGTGCTTGTCCTCAAACCGCTCAATCTGACGATTGCGCAGGACAAACGAATAAGAGGTGTCGCCAATATACTCGACGACACCCCCACGCGGCGCTTCAGCCGTGATAGTCATTAAGCAGCCGTAAACGTAACGACGCCGGTGCTTTCCAGCGACAGCGAATAGGTCACGCCGCCTTCTGTCTCGCCGCCGAACTCCAGCGATGTGATGCGGAACGAACCAGCATATGTGCCAAAGTCAGGAACAACGACTTGGAAATTAGCCTTGTTGTCTGCGGCCATCGCCACGGTGTTCATCCGCGCTTCTGTGGTGCTGTCTTCAAAGAAACCGTCGCCGCTGACTGAAACGTTCTTCAGGCCAGCTAGGGTTTCAGTCCACAAAGCACCTTCGGGCGCTGTGCAGTCAGGTGTAGTCACATCAATTGCGGTGTTGTTGATCGTCAGGGACTTGCTGTTCAATCCACACAGGTTAGCAAATGCTTCGCTAGATTCCCCGTCGCCAATTTTGACAAGCAGGGCGCGTCCAAGTTGTTTAGCCATTTTGGCCTCCATAGTTTGCGCTTGCCCACGGCGCGGGGTTAGGCGGGTTTTTCAAGCATCGCTTGAAGCGAAATGACTGCCGTGTAGCCACGACCTTCATTGTCTCTTGTAACCGAATATGTCTGGTAAATCAATTCGACCAGCGTATGTCCAGCGACCGTCACGGACGGCTCTTGCCGGTGTAGCGCATCCCTGACAGCCTCGACCATCCTAACGGCCTCCACGCGGCCTGAAGCGCTGCGAGAGTGGGCTTCGATGGATATGCCAGTCAATGACCCTTCAATCGTGTCAGTGTCAAACGCGCCAGGCTCAATGTCGCCAAAGCGGATATATGGAAACGTCACATTCTGCGGCGGCTCATCGTATATTCTTGCGCCGACCAACGCGGCCACGCCAGTATTCGCAACCAATGCGGCCCTCAGACCCTTTTGCAGGGCAAGTGCAAATCCATCAGCCATTTGTCACCCTCCGCGCAGCTTTGTTAACCGCCGCTTTGATGCTGGCTTTAAATCGCTTTGCCATGTGCTTCTGCATGATCCGCATGTAAGGCGCTGGGGATGTTGTGCCGCGATCACCTTTTGTGCGGCCAAACTCGACCGAACCCGCCTTGATCTGGGCCTGCTTGGTTGGTGGCGCAGCCTCTACGGCACCGCGAAAGCCGTCTTGCGTGTCGTATTTCGTAAATATCCAGCCCTTTAACTCGCCGCTTTCAACGGGAACAAGCTGACGCGCCATCCGCGCACCGGCTTCTGTATTGCGACGGATCGCTTTTTCAACATCAATGCGAACAGCGTCCGGCAGATCCCGCAGTTGCTTGCTCAGTTTCTTCGCGCCAACGACCCTCACGATGCCACCCCGCGCATCAAAAGAAACTCAAGAACGGTACCTTTGTCGTCAACTTGCATCACATCCTTGATCGCCCAGGTCTGGCCCCGAACCTGCACGCGATCCGCTGCTGTGAACGTTTCGGTAACGCTGTCTTTGCGAACCCGCATCGTGGCTGGGCCAACGTCAGAAAGCGCCCCACCTTGGATCGCCTCTTTGCCGGTGCGCTCACGCAAGTTGGCTGACCGTGTGGCCACATCCGACCAGCCGGTGTAAAGGTTTCCGTAATCGTCAACAGCGCCCTCTACAAGGCGCTGGAATGTAGCCCGATCACGATATGACCCTGCCCTAACCATACCAAGCCCTGCGGTGCATATCGACCAGCATGTCAAAGCCATACGGGATGTTGGACAACTCATCCATCATCGTGTTTTCGCGGTTGTCATACCAGTGGCCGATCAGCAGCATCATTGCATGGCGCAGCGTCTCCGGCACGCTGGCAGATGTCGCCCCGTAGCCTGCCGTGTATTCAATGCGGATCGCGTCAGCCCGATCTTGCGTCACGGGCCAGTTGAACCCAGACTTTGGCCCAATCTGGGTTGTGAAGTCTGTGCCGGTGATTTCGTAGTTTGACAGCGTGTCGGTCTGCAAAGCGCCGTCGATGTCGTAATACTGGACCGCCGTGACCTCGATCAGCGGACCCATAGCAAGCCGGACATACTGCGGCGGAACGCTGTTAACCCATTGGCCCCACTTCTGCGTAATCATCGCATGACCAAGCGCGCCTTTTGCGTCTGTGTAAGCCACCGCAGTCTTGATAAGGCGGTCAATCATCAAGTCATGGTCTGGATGCTCAATGCTCAACTGTGCCTTAACCTCCGCCAGCAAGACGGGTGCCGCAGCAGGTGCCTCAAGCAGCTGCAAAGCGTCAAAGCTGGCCAAGGGCTGATACATGATTATTCGTCCTCGGAGATTTTAGCAGCCTTGCGCGTGTACGGCTTTTGTACGGCGCGCTCAACCTTAACCGCGACGACGGGTTCAGCGATGCCAGCAGCAATGAAGCGAACAGCCTCTGCATCGTTGCAGTCAATCACGTCGCCCTGATTGTGCGAAAAGTCGATGCCTGCCATCGAAGTGAGAAGTTTAACCTTTGGCATTGTGTGCCTCCTATAAAATCAACTTAGGCAGTGGGGCAGGATAACCCGCCCCACCAAGAAGTTGATTAAGACGCTGCAGTTGCGAGGTGCTTGATCGCAGCAGTGTTGGTCAACACGCCGTCGAAACGGATGTAGCCCAAGATGCCGAAGTCAGGTGCGAAACGCTCGCGCGCAACGTAAAGCGCGGGTGCGCCGACCTTGCGGACGTAGAACTTCGACATGTCACCAAACAGCATGACCTTCGAAGAAACGCCCGAACCGAGGTTGGCCATTGCTTGGTTGACGACAACGTTGTAGCCCAGCAGGTTCTGGGGAACGCCAGCTTGATAGTTGCCCATCTGCCAGAGGTAGTTGCCGTCGCCGTCCTTCAGCTTGCGCACAGCGGACAAGGTGGCGTCAGCCATCATGATCGCGGTGTTTGGCGAAGTGCGGTAAGCAGGGTCAACCGAATGGATCAGGTCGATGATCTCATCCGCAGTGATGGCGTTGGTTGCGGCTGCAACTTTACCAGCACCAGAGTTGGTCACGATGCCCTCAACGTCCGAAGAACCCGAACCGGTTGTCAGCTTTGCGTTGGCGATACGGCCAAGACGCTCGCCCAGCAACTCACCCAGCAGCGATTCCATGTTCAGGACGCTGTCTGCGTTCAGTTCTGCCGACCAACGAACCCACTTAGAGTCCTCGGCAAACGCGCCCAGAGATTTCTGACCAAATGTCACGTCGTTACTAGCGTCATCCGTTGGCTGCGTGCCTTCGGTGTGTGCTTCGGTAGCGATAGTGGTGTCGTCAACGGTTGGGATGTTGAACGGGTTGCCTGCAACGGTGTTGATGACAGTGAAGAACTCGTTGCCATACATTGGGCCAGTTGCAATCATTGCCTTCTCGATGAAGGTCGCCAGTTCAGTTGGAACGGTGAAACCGCCAGCCGAATTGGTGCCGCCAGTCTGCACGCGGTATTCTTTCAGAACGTTGCGCACTTCCTGATCGACGTAACCTTCGCCGCCGTTGGCAATCATCTCGGCAAACGCCGAACGATAGTCCATCTTGAAGCCCTCATCGACAGCGCGTGCAGAGCCTGCGTCCGCCATTGGGCGACGGGACAGATCAATGCTTTCGCCAGCCCGAAGTGCGGCCTCAACCTTTTGCAGG